CTGCGGGGTGGTCGCTAGCCCGACGCGAGCGATGCACTGGGTGTCGAGACGCGGGGAGGTGGTGAGGCCTCCAGCCGGGCCGACGAAATAGAGTTGGCCGACAGCGAGATCCGGAGCGCCGGTCAGCACTGTCCAGTCCGGCAGGGTCACGGCGCCATGGGCGGGGCGATCGGCAAAACCCTGCGCGGTGTCGGCCGAAGCGACGCCGGCCACGAACGCCAGCGTGTAGGTGTCGGCCCTTGCCGGTAGAAGCTGTCCAGAAGCGCGAGAGACGGCCACTGGCTGGCCTTGGACGAGATCGGCGCCCGCCACTGCCGGAACGCCGAAAGTCTCGCCTACGGCCCGCCGCATGGCGAACTGGGCGGTCAGGTAGGCCATCAGATCGTCAGGCGACGCGAAGGCGCGGCCGTCCTGATGGGTGTAGGCCTGCCAGTCGTCGTTGACGATGTAGTCAGAGCCGTGCAGCACGCGGATGCCGACGCCGATCGGCGTGAAGTCCGCCGTGAGGGAGCCGGCCGTGAAGCTGTCCCGATAGCCCTCGATGTAGAGGGCATTGGTGTCGAAGAAGACCGCCGTCATGCCGCCACCACGGGGGTTATGAACAGCGCCTCGGGCGTCACCTTGGCGTTCACGGAACAGCGCAGCATGAACAGCGCGCCATTGGCGACGAAGCCACCGCCGGGGAACACCTGAAACAGTTCATCGACGCGAGAGGTCGAACCGGCCGAGACCGGAATGATGCGCGGCCGTGTCGAACTCGCGCCGACGATGCCGGTCGTGTTGCCCGTGACGTAGAGGTTGACCTCGAACGTGCCGTTGGCGAGCGCAGGCTCAACCGACAGCCGAACCCGGATGAAGTAGCTGTCGCCGGACTTCCGCGCCTGCACGGTCTTGCCGTCATCGGCCAGGAACGTCACGCTGTCGAACGGAGCCCGCAGCGTGTTCGTCATCATGACGGGGGCCGCGAGGGTGAACGGCACGTTTGTGTTGGCGGGTAGCTGGTAGTCTACGGTCCCGGCTTCGTCGTAGCGGATGTAGCCGTAATCGCCGGGGGCGCCCTGAGGACCTTGCGGGCCGATGCCCCCCTGCGGCCCCGGCACGCTAATCGCCAAGATTGTGGGCGGCGTCAGATACGGCATGCCGGTCTCGACGAGTAGGAGTGCCAAATTACCCGCTCCCCTGCCTTGGTGTGCGGGGAGCGGGTGGGGTTATTGCTCGCGATACCAAGCGGCAGCGGTCGCATCCCAGCGGATGCGGGCTCCGCTGAAGGCGGCCAGCGTCGTTGTCCCGTTCTGCCAGCCATTGACGGCAGGGCTGAACGCGATCGTCGCCGTCCCGGCGCCCTGGTTGACGAACTGGATCACCTGTCCGTCCGCCGGGGCACTAGGTAGCGTCACAGTGGCGGTCACTGACCCAGCCTGCGTGAAGCGCACGAGGCTCGTGTTTGCCGGGACGATGTAGCCCGCCGAGGTCAGTGTGACCCGCACGCCAGAGGCATCAACTGATGCCCCCAGCGCGATGACGGGTGAACCGCCGGAGCCTTGCACGCCGAGCTTGGTGCCAGCCCCATCGCATTGGACGTTGCCCGCACCTGCCGAAATGCTCAAGCTAGACGAGAGGACGGAGGTCGAGGCTGCGCTCGGGCTACCGGCCGGTACATAGCTGACGGCCGGAGCCGCGAGGTAATTTGACCCGGCCGCTGTGACAGTGGGCGCGGCCCCGAGCCTCCACACAGTGGCCGACAGTTTGGCGCCTGTTCCGGTGCCGCCGGTCAGTGTCGCACCTTCGAGCCAAGGGGCCGCGTAGTAGTACGTGCCAGATGCTCCTGCGGTGAAGCTAGTTATCGCCCCGTTCGCGTCGACTCCCGTGACCCTGATTGTACGCGGAGAACCAGGCGCAAGATTGGTCGCGCTCACAACAGGCGCGCCGCCGCTGATCGTCAGTACGTCATTGACCGCGTACCCTGCACCGGGGGTTGAAGCTACGGTGCCGAAGCCGAGCATAAATAGGCTCGTGACCTGTGCCGTAGCCTGCTGTCCTCCGGACGCAGGCGCACCGATAGAGACGGTTGGCAACGCACCGCCCAACGCCGCCGATGTCCATTGGTAGGCCGAATTGGTCGGAAGGTTGATGGCCGCGACACCGCCTGGATTGCTGATCTGCCCGACGACTAGGGACGACGGGAGCGCGTAAGGGACCAACGAGTTGTTAGCCCCGCCGCTCAGGTCGGCGATTGCCGCCACGGCGGAACGCTTTACCGTGTTGGGCCAGATCGTGTTGAAATCGTTGGCGATGCTGCCTTCGAACGTTGACACATAGGCCCAGGTCACGCCGCCATCGCTGACACTTCCACTCGCGTGGGTTGGCGCAGTTGATCCTGCCGTGCCGGCAGCGGCGGCTTGGTAGAGGTTGAGCCCGCTGTAGACGTAGGCGCCCGAGGCGTAAGCAGCACCCGAAGCCCAGCCCGCGTAGTTCGACGTTCCGATGAGGATGCCATACTGCTGCGTCTTCGCCGTTTGATCGTCGTCGCAGACATTGCCGGAAACAATGTTGCGTTGGCCCATGCCGCCGAAGCTGCCCTGAACCATTATTCCGGCGCGCCACCCAGTGTTGCCGGCGTATCCCTGCGCATTGTTCTTCGCATAATTTGATACGCAAGTGTTTCTGTCGCCGTACAACTCAATGCCGTTGCCTTGGCATCCAATAACGACATTTCCGATAATCAAGTTCTCGTGGCCGGTCACAGAGATCCCGTTGTCGCCGGTTCCCTCTGAGTGGTTTCCGATGATCCTATTCTGATAGCTGTCCTTCGTAACCCCGACCAACTCGATGCCGTTGCCGGTCGTGCGGTTGCCTTGGATCAGGTTGCGGTAGCAGCCGCCAGTCAGGATGATACCGAAGCCGACGTTGCCCTGAAACGCGCCGTTGCTGACTTCGCAGTCATAGCTACCAGACAGGTATACGCCGTGCAGGTTGCTGCCCGTTACCTTCGGTGAACGAACTTTCACGTCAAAGCAGGACACTAAGCCGATGGCGTCCGTTGGATTGATGATGGTGACACGATCGATCAGGATCGCAGACGAGGCGGTGAACCTAATCGCCTGCCCATAAATCCCCGCCGCCTGCTTGTTCCCGTCGAAGGTAAACGGGCCGATGTATATGTTGGTTACGTTCGTTCCAGTGAAGATGTTCCCGCCAGTCGTGCGCAAGTTTTTAAAGGTGACGGCGCCGAGTGGTTGCAGATCCACGAACGAGGGGAGCGCCACTGCGAGGGATAGGCCGTAAATACCGGCGCCGCCCACCGACTTCGGGAATACGATCCGACGCTGCGCTCCGGCAGAGCCCTCGGCCGCCGCCTTGGCGAGTAGGGCCGCCAGCGCGGCGCGGTTGTCGGTCACACCATCGTCGACGAGGCCGTACTCTAAAGCATTGTAGGTATCTGCCGCGCGCGCCGCGTTCGTGCGGGCAACGCTTGATCCCGTCGCCGTAACACTCAGCCCCGACGCATCGCCGGTGCCGTTGCCGAGGCCGCCTTGACCTTTCGAGAGCGGCGTCGTGAGCCCCTTGATCTCGGTGATATCGCCGTTTGAGCCTGACGCAGCGCGGGCGTTGGCCTTTGCAGTCGCGTCGGCCGCCGCAGCTGAAATGGCAGCGGCCTGTGCCGCATTGGATTTAGCGGTCGCATCCGAGGCTGCGGCGTCGATCGCCGCCGCGCGCGCGGCCCCGGCCTTCGCGCTGGCATCTGCGGCGGCGGCCGAGATAGCCGCTGCTTGAGCGTTTCCGGCCTTTGTGCTCGCATCGGTGGATGCGGCGGATATAGCGGCAGCCTGCGCGGCTCCCGCTTTGTTGGTGGCGTCGGTCGCGGCGGCAGTCCGTACAGCCGCGTCAGCCAGCGCCTGCGCATCCGAGACCGGCAGCCCGGCTGGGGCGACGTTCGCGACGTTGCTGAGCCCCACGTCCGCCGAAGTGAGCGTGATGGTCCCGCGGCGGCCGTTGATGGTATCGACGGATCCGCCGGGTCCCTCGCGCCCCTCGGGGCCCGGAACGGCGACGGCGCCGACAGGCGGCCGCGCGACCGACCGAACCGTTACGCCCCGGGCGGGGCGACCCCGCGTGGCGCTCAGGATGCTGGAGCTGGCCATTGCGTCGTGCTCGCTCGAAGCGGGAAGAGGATAGAGCCGAGAAGTTCAGGCCGGGCGGTTGAGTTGTTCTTCAACAGGCGCAGAAGGTCGGCCTGCACCGACACCGGCATCGGTCCGGTGCTCAGCGCGAAGTGCGGCACGCGGTAGAGGCGCTTCCATGGATCCGACACGATCGATACCTCACCACCAGTGGGATTGGTGATCGTGATCGTCCCATCGAGGAGCGCGCCGTCTGGAGGCTGCCAATTCGGGTCGGTTGCAAGGGCAGAAACGATCTGCCAGTTGCCCCGCACCCGCATTACGATAGCTAGGTCCGACCCTGTGAGGTCGAATGGCTGGGCGGGCGTGCTTCCGGATGCCGGCGTGCCGAGGACGAGGTCGTAGCGCCAGATCTCCGCATCCACGAGCGGATCATCCGGCAGGCCAGATAACAGGCACGAACTCATGGCTGCACCTGCAGGCGTCGGATCACAGGCCGGTTGAGGTTGGGCGGGATCGTGTACAGCCCTGGCGACGCGCTGACCTGCTGCTGCGAACCGTCGTCAAAGGTGAAGAGTATTTTGCTCGCGCCGGCCGGGACGGTGAAGGACACGGCATCGGTGGCGCGGGCGGCGGCCGTGCCGGTGGTGCGGATCGGGGTGGATGCGCCCGCCACGGGGACCACGTAGTTGTCCCGGCGCTCCTGCATAACCGAGCCGAACCGAATGCCGAAATTAAGAGCGACGCCGCTCGCCGCAGCACAGCGCAACCCCGTCGTGGCAAAAGCAGTCGAGGCCCCCAACGTCGCGCTGACAGTTGCCCGAGAAAACTTCGCGCTCACGGCCGTGTTGCTAAGCGGCGTTAGCGTCTGCCTCAAAAATGTGCCGCCGCTATCATATTCTCTTAGGGCGATCTGAAGGGCTGCATTGGCGGCATCTCCGGATGTAATTCTGTAGAAGAAACTTCCCGTCAGAAGTTGCCCCGCGGAAGCGGGCGATCCGGTCGGAGTTTCTGTTTGAATGACGGTGGCTTGCACCGCCGGCGTCGTACCGGACAGGGTATACTCAATAACATCCAGCCCAGCGTCGCTGCCAACAAAGGGGGTTGATGCGGTGGACCCGCTGAAGGCGATCCCGCCTGCCCAGTTGGTAGGAAGGCTGATGGATGAAGCGCTGGTGGTAGCCCCCTGCGCTGATCCATTGCGAATGCTGTTGGTCTGCGCGCCCTCAATCGTCGCGCCGACATTCGTGCGCCGCAGGGTGTCATTCGCGAATGGGGTGTAGTTCCCGCTCGCATCCGCCGCATACCCAGGCGACGCCCGCGAGACCGTGACCGGCGGGTAGATGCCGCTGGCAAAGTCGAACGTCGGCAGGCCGCCTATGAACTGGGGGCCAGGGCGGAAGCCCGGGGCTTGGCCAGGGCGATACTGCGCGGCCGCCGGTCCGGCAGCCAGCGCAAGCGCGCAGAGCGCCGCGACGATGCGCCGGAGCAGCATCACTGGATCCACTCCAGCACGACGCATGTCTGCGCCGTTGAGGTGCCATAGGCGGTGATCGCAGTGGTGGTCGCGAACGGCGAGATGTAGGCGTTCGCCGCGTTCGCCGGGATGATCGTGTCAGCGCCGCCAGCCAAGGTGTTGGCGGTGAGGGTTGCGCCAGTCTGCGAAAGGCCGACTGCCGAGGTGCCATCGCACGTCACCTGGGCCGCGCGCCGGTTGGTCTTAGCCGCGACGAGCTGCGTAGAGGTGGCCGCGACGGAAACCGCAGTGCGAACGGGTGCGATGCTCGGCGGCAGGGCGATCAACGTCCCGCGTAGCGCAGCCGAAATGCGCTTAAGGATCGCGACGACCGACCAGGATCCGGTGTCGTCGGTCGCCTGCGTGTCCGCCTTCGCCCCCTCAGCCGTGTCGGCACCGTCAGCGATTGTCGTTGCGCCACCGCCGCCGCCCGAGCCGCCGCCAGGTGCCACAGACGGGATAGACGACACGGCAACGCCATCCGTCTGGCCACGCCCGTAGACATGCACGCCCGTGGCGAGGTTCGGCAGCAAGCCGTTCTCGGGGTTCCACGGGATCGGGGAAGCGCCGAGGGTCGCGGGCGGGGTGATGTCAAGAACGAAGAACGCCGTTCCGTTGATCGCCTTGACAGAGCACGGCGCTGTGCAGATGTCGGTCCATGCGGACGCGGACAGCGGTGTGCGGGTCGTCTGCGCGAATGCGGGTGATGCCAGCGTCAAGACAAGCGTCAGCGCCGCGATAAGCGGTCGGATCATGCGTCTAGCTCCCGGCGAGCAGGGTGAGAGAGTGGAGGGGTGGGGAGATCGAAATCAGCTCGAAGCGCCTACCAGAGGGCCTGCCAAGTCGTGCCGTCCCAAGTGCGGAGCTTCTTCAGAGACGCGTCGAAGTAAGTCTCGCCCTGGACAGGGTTGGTCGGTACAGTCGCGAGGGGCGGGTACACCACCGTCTGGCGGCTGGTCAGCATCGGCGTGCCGTTCACGGATACTGAAGATGTAACGAGCGCTTGGAGGAACGTCTGCGCGCCTTGGTAGAACCGCGCGGTGACATTGCCCTGCGCGTCCTTGATGGTGAGAGCCCCACTGTCCAGGCCGAGCGTGAGCTTGCTCGCGTCCGGACCCCAGGCCATCGTGCCGGCGTCCGCGCCGAGACCGCCGAAGATCCGGAGCTGTGGTACACCGCTAAGTTCGAGCCTCGCAAATTCGTTGAAGTATCCGAGTGAAGATTGCGCCGCGAAGAACGCTCGGTCCCATGCACCTTTGCTGGCAACGGCGCCAAACATCCAGGAGCGCAGATTTACATTGGCGTAGCGATTGCCCGTGATGTTGCCGCCGAAAGGATCGATGACACCGATCTGAGAGCCACCGTCGAGATTGACCGTATACGGCGCCGTGGCGTCCTGCTGAAGCGCTCGAAACTCCATCCAGGCCGCATAGCCGGGATACCCAGCCATCGCATAATTGCCAGATATGCAATTCATATCGGAGGCAGCAGTGTCCGACGTAGCTTGCGCGCCGGACTGCCGACAGAAGACGTTTACAGCGTCGATCTCACCGGTGGCGGAACTGGTTGACGGATACCCTTTTTTCGTAACCGAGAAGACGGCGGCCTGATCCGAACTGAACGGGCCATTCGCGCCTGAACCGTCCGCTTCGTGGTAGATTGACAGATCAGAGATCGACTTGCCGACGTGCTGTCCGCGACCGGGATTGCGAATGATCGTCCGGCTGTAGAAATCGTTCAGCAGTTGCGGGAAGGCATAGCTGATCGGCGCGGGCGCATCGCCGAGCGACAGCACCTTCAAGCCCGTTGTGTCGATGGCGTCAGGCTGAGAGGTGAACTTGCCGTTCTGATAGGTGCCGAGTTTTGGGCCGCCGGGCAGCATCAGCCGCCCGCTGTTGTCGATCCGGCCCGGACCGAGGATCTGGTCAGCACTCGCCGGAAGTGCCGCGATGAACAGCGCCGCAGCGACGGCGAGGAAGCGGTTCACACGCATCAGACGATCTTCCAGATGTTGGCGGCGCCGCGGCGCAGGCGGACCGAGGCGAAGGCGTAGGCTAGGACGATCGTGCCATCGCTCTGCTGGGGGATCGTATCGCTCGAGCCGTCGCCGACGAGGATGGTGATCGTGTTCATCGCGGAACAGGATCCGCTCTCGTCGCCGATAACGAGGTCCTGACCCAGCGGGTAGCTATCGACATCGCATAGCTTGACTGTCCGCGGTGCGGTCAGGGCAACGAAGGCGACATCCACATCGGAGACAAGCACTTGGTAATTGGTGTTGTTCACGGACGTGTGGCCGAGGTTCGCTTTTCCTGAGATGTCCTGAATGGCGCCGGCAGGGCCTTGTGGACCCGGCGCACCATCCTGGCCTGATCGACCGGGGGGGCCGGCAGGGTTGATCTGAGCAGGAGAGGCCGGAGAACCTTGGCTTGCGAAGGCAAACGCAGTGATCATGTGCGCGACACCCCTGGCAGCACCGTGACGCTGGCGGATCCATTCGCCATCAGATTGATCGGCCCCCCGTCCGCGGCTGAAGCCACGATGTCTGTGACTAAGGTTGTTCCGGGCGCAGTAAGAGGGAGGCTAGCGAGTTCACTGGGCAGAACGTCGCCCCCGAACACGCCGCTTGTGCCGCCGTTGAGCAGCAGGCCGTTGGCCGTGGACATCTCAAGGTAGACGCCGGCATTGGTCGCCGCCGTGCGAACCTGCATCAGGAACGAGATGCCGGTGATGTCGAGGGGGAGCGGCTGGAACGTCAGGCCGATGGCCGCCGCAGTCTGCGTAGCAGCCGCCGAGAGCGTCACCGAGGTCGTGGACGGGATCGCCGCGATGGTTGTCCCGGCCGGAATGCCATAGCCCGCCACAGGCTGCCCCGTGACGAGCGCCGAGACCGTGCTGGCAGGCAGCCCCGAAAGCGTCGCGCTGCCCGTCGTGATGGCGCAGGCCGCTACAAGAGGCGCCTGAGGACCAGCTGGGTACGGGAACGCGATTGAGAACTGAAACCTCGCGTTCTTCGCGACCAAGAACGCAGTACGCATTCCGTCGATCTGAGGCAGGTTCGCGATCTGGGTCACAAGATATGCTCAGCCTACTTCTGATTGAGCAAGAAGCTCAGATGCACGAGATTTGCGGAATAACCGCACCATTATATCACGTAAGATTGGCCATATCTCGTCGTCTGACCTAAAATTCGCGACGCTCTCAAGTATCAGTCGAACCCGAGTTGGCTGATCGGAGATTGCCTTATCGATTTTTTCAGCTTCATCGTCGGTACAGCGTCTGAAAAGATCATCACGAGAAATCACGGTGATTTTTTCAATATTCTGCGGCAAAGCAGGTTCTGAAAATGTCTTCCCGCCATCATTTGTAACCCACCCAGAAATAGGCCTCGGGCTTAGACTTGTCACATCCGTCATATCGGCAGCGATATTCTCGGCGTGTATATCCTGACCCGGGACCCATTCCGCGGGCAATGACTCTAAATAAGAAATCGTGCCGCCGGGATGGTGCGCCCAAAGCTTTATATTATCAGTCATTTTGAGCCTCAATACTGGAAGCTTACCAAGCCGTTGGCGCCATTGCCGCCAACGCCGGTGTTTTGCGCTGAGTACAGGCCGCCTCCGCCTGAGCCGGGGGCACGGCCGTTGGTCACAGACCCTGCCGGAACCGTCGAAGCTCGACCGCCGCCCCCTTGGCTGGAAGCGCCTCCGCCGCCGCCTGGCGCGTTAGCTGTAAAAAGATTTCCGTCTAGACCGTTGCCGCCGGGCAGAGCTACCTGGCCCCCAGAGCCGTTTGCTCCGCCACCACCTCCAGCGACGCCACCATTGCCTGTCCCGGCGCCACCGATAGCAGTTATTGAACTTCCGATTGAAGAAGACCCGGCCACGGAACTGTTTATTCCATAACCAACGCCGGGACTTCCGGCGCCAACAACAAAGTTGATGACTTGCCCAGGCGTTACGGCCATCCACCCGCTGCGGGTTTCGCCGGCACCGCCGCCTCCACTTGTCGTGGTTGGACCAGCCGTCGTCGTTCCAGAGCCGCCGCCGCCGCCGCCGACCGCAGTTGCATATATCCAATAGACGTTATACGTGTTTCCCGCCGCGACTGAAGGAACTGTCCATGTTCCTGGGCCTGGCGTTGTGAAAGAGACAAGACCGCGTCCGTTGGGAGCTTGCGCTGTGCTTGAAACAAGCGCGGACTTAAAGTTTGCCTGAAGCGTGGCGAGGTCGCCATTGTCCAAGGCGTCGTAACCTTGTGAAGCGATAAAACTCCCAATCGCTGAACTTAGAGCGGTTCCCTGCCGGAGGGCGATATTCAAGCCGTTTGACGGCATGATGCCGGACTTGAAGCCCGTCTGTCGGACGTTCGACGCCTGCCAACTCGCGTTCGACAGCACATTCGCACTGCTGTCGGTCGCAATCGGATAGAACTGGTTCGTGCCAGCCATGCGGATCTCTCGAGATTAGGTGGGAGAACGGCGCCGGCTAAGCGGCGAGGAGGTCTGACGGGCTCGCGCCGATCGCGCCGATATCAAGGCCAGCGACGAACTCGTTCCCCACGTCGAGGCCGAACAGCGCGGCCCCATCGACTGTGGTCACGGTGTAAGTGGTCTCGACGCCGGCTGGCTTGATCCGCAGAGCGTTCTGAGCCAGCAAGCCGAGATAGATCGGAGGCGGGATCTTGCCGGACACGCCGATCGTCATCGACACGTCCGCTGCCGCTTGGCTGGTCGCAGCCTCTGTGCCGGTGCTGTAGATCAGCCCCTCGTCGAGCCCTTGGCCCTGAATATCGAGCGAGAAGTAGGTGTAAGGATACGGGGCTTGCGCATTGTCCTGCACGAAGACGTGCGTCGCGGGATCCGTGAAGAACGTGTCGAAGACGGCCTGAGCCCCCGGCACCGTTCCATCCCAGTGGTTTGCCGCGATGACCGCATAGAGCAGGCGCCGGTATACATCGTCGTCCAGCGCGTAGATCGTGGTGGCGTCGGAGTACGCCTCGCGCAGCACGCCTTGGTCAAGGCCGAGGCCGTCAACGTCGAGCGAGAAGTAGCCGGTGATGATCGGGAGCGGCACATACCGCGTCGGCCCAATCCACTGCCCCGTCGCGTCGAGTTGCGCCCCAATGGCATCGTCCAGATCGAACGCGCCCGGCAGCGAGGCGATGACGGCCTGCGCATCCGCGTAGGGCTGCACGCCGGCCCGCACCGTCGCGACGAAGCGCGCTTTGGTGCTCTGCCACGGCGTAATGAGGCCGACGTAGTCATCGGCTGTTTTCGTGGCCATGATCAGTTCGCGACCGTGGTAATCACGACATCAGAGGTGGCGCAGGTCAGCGCCTCGTCGTAGGCGCAGGTCACGTCACCGTAAGCATCGTTGGTGGTGTCGGAGCGGGCCGCAGCCAAACCGACGATCTCAAAGGTCGAGGCGGCCGGGAGGCCAGTCAGATTAGCCGCTGGGTAACCGCCGCTCAGCGCCTGGCTCGCGCCTATGCCGAGGGCGTTGGTGTAATTCGCCAGCGACGCCTGGATCTGAGCCGCGACATCCATGGTATACCCCGGCCGCGGGCGCAGCGTGACGTACCAAGCGATCGGCGTCAGGGTCGGACGGGAGAACCGAACCGGTTTCGGGATCCCATAGGCGTCGGTCAGCGTGAACAGCACGTCGCCATAGGTGCCGACGCCTGGCGACTTCTTCGCAGCAATCACTTTGGCGATGGCCTCGGCGTCACCGCCATCTGCGATCACCGCGAGGCAATGCCCCGGCACGCCGTTGGTGTCGGTGACGCCCGTTTCGTTCTCATAGACACGGAGCCGGGACATGCCAGAGATCGCCCAAAGCGTACCGGTCATGGCCTCGATCAAGGTCTGTGCCGGCAGGGCAGTGGAGAGCGCCTGCCGCTGACGAAGCTGGCTGTCCGTCTCCACAGGGTTGCCGGGCGTAGCGGCGCTCAGATTGATGACCGACTGCCAGCCGCGCTGGATTGTGGCGATGGAGCCCTTGCCATTGGCTGTGTCCACCGCACCTGCCGAGAGGGCGATGGCGCCGATGGTCTGGCAGGTGGCAGTGACGAGGATTTGCCCCGTCGCCGGAATGACGAAGTTCGGCAGCGACCAGCGATACCCGGCCGCATCGGTGATGACGCCGCCCGTGATCTGCGTGAAGGCCTGGCCGACGTTGAGGAAATCGCACGTCGAGTAGGTCGGGCTTTTGCGCCGGATGCCGTTGATCTTGATGACGGAGGAGAGGCCGGCGCCCTGTGCGGTCGAGGGCGAATATGCGTTGTAGGCCGCCAGCGTCTCACCGTTCGCATCGTGGATCGCGTTGGCGAGCAGAGCCATGAACTGGCCGTCCTGGGACGAGGCGTCCAAAACCATGTCCTGCCCGTAGATCGCGCGGTACGAGCCCTGCACGTAGGCGAGGCAATCCGCGAACGTCGGGCGGACGCAGCCGGCAGCCGTGATCTGGCAGACGGGGGTGGAGCCCATCAGGAGCCACCGTAAATCTTGGCGTGCAGAGCGAGCATCGCATCACGCGAGATGCCCAGCGCGTCGGCGGGAAGACGAAGGTAGGCCTTATCGTCAGCGCCCATGTCAGCGACCGTTCTCCACCTTGACGGTGATGTTGGCGGTGTTGGCCCCAGCGCCCGCGAGGTAGGAGCGCGAGTAGACTGTCTGGATCGTGGCCGCGACGGTCAGCGCTCGGGTCTGGCGATCAAGCACGCTACTGTAGGCCTCGATTTCGACGACGCCGGGGGTGTCGAGGATGCGGGCCTGTAGGGCGGGATCGCGGAGGCCTTCGGTGCGCCGGCCCAGCACTTCCTGCTCGTAAGGCGTGCCCTCGGACCGGTCCAAGTACCATTGCTCCTGCCAGAGGTTCAAGCGGCTCTCGACGACCTGGCCGACCGCTTCCGGCACGTCGCGCCAGATGGAGGCCTGATCGCCGCCGAATTGCATGTCGCCGGTGACAGGATCGACCTTCCGCACTCGCATCAGTCGTCTCCGAGCGAGGTCATGCCGGCCACGTCCACGGAGGCGTGCACATCGTGGGCGATCTGGGCCGCCAGGGAAGCCGCTATGGCTGCTGACGGGCCTGGCTGGACAATGGAAGCCAGAACGCCTTGGAAGCCGCTGGCGACCCCATCCTGGCGATATCCATCGGCATCAAAGGTCGGCGGGATAGCCAGAGCGCCCGCGACGCTCGACACCGTGGCGATCAGCGGGTGCATCTGCGCTCCGTAGGCGAGAGCCCCAGCCGAGCCGGCCGTCACGCTGCCGATGCTGGCGATCTGGCCGAGCACGAAGCTCGTCGCGGCGTCCGGTGCCATCGTGCCACTGACAACCTGGGACACGACCTGCGGCAGGATCCCGCCGAGATTGCCGAGAAAGCCGCCCTGCGTGAGAGGCGCCGTTACCGCTTCCATCGCCGCCGAGATCGGCAGGCCTGCACCGGCCATATCGACCGTGGCCGCATGCCCGAGCATGGAGAAGAACCCGGAGGCGCCGTTGGTCAGGCCAGCGAGGTTGTCTCCGGCCGCCTGAAGCGCGCCGAGCGCGTTGCCGAGGCCGGAGCCGCCGGTGAGCGCTGAGATCAGCCCAGCCGGGCCGCCGCCAGCCATGCCCTGCAGCTGCGAGACCATCCCGCCGAGCTGGCCTTGGATGCCCTGCGTCAGCGTCGCCATCGGGTTCTGCATGATGGACGACAGGTTGCCGTCCTTAAGCACCTGGGCCATCAACCCTTGCAGACCGGGGCCGCCGTCGAGGCGCTTGGTGATCGACAGCTTCTCGGCGAAAACCGAGGCCACCTTCATCAAGGGCACGCCGCTGATGAGCTGCAGCGCTTGGGGGAGAGGGACGAAGCCGCCGGCCATCAGCAGTTCAACAGGATCTTGGAGGCGAGCGTCAGGATCGACTTCGGGTCGATCACGTGCCGGGCGCCCTTCAGTTCGGACTGGATCGCCGCGCCGTTGACCTGCTGCACCGCGAACTCTCGGATCGTGGTGATCGCCGTGTGGCTGATGTCGTGCAGGGATTTCTTGTCGTCGGTGCGGGTCTGGGTGCTGTCGGGCGAGACGCCCTTGAGCTTGTTCGGATCAGAGCGGACGCCGGGGACGAAGACGGCATCCCACATGGCATGCTGCCGGGTGTCGCCGGGTGACTGCACGCCGCCCTGCTGATGCCAGCCGTCGATGCCGAGCGCGGCCGGGACGCTGAACCCCTCGTTGCCAGCCTTGAGCCCGAACGTGGTGGTGATCCCGCCCCCGCCCATGAAGTGGATAGGTACGTCGGGGATCACCGGCAGCGTCACTTCAACGGTGGTGCCGTCCGGCTTGCGCTGGATCGCCTTGCTGGTCGGCTGCAACTGCGCCGTGTGGCCGTCCTTGCTGTCCTCGCTCAGCATCACCGGGCCGCCCTTGGGCAGGCGGCTGAAGACGGCATCGACGACGGTTTCCAGCAGTTCGGTCTGGTCCTCGAACCGTTCGCGGATGTCGATTGAGCGATCGGCCATCGTGGTCCTCTTGGCAGATGCGCGCGCGTCGCTATCTTGGCGCGATGCGCTACGCTCTCGCCGCTGTGATCATCGCCGCCTCAGCCATCCCCGCATTCGCGCGGGAGAAGCCGACCGCTGACTGCTCAGCCGACTTCGTGGCTCGGTGGCAGACTGACAAAATCGCCGTGGTTGAACAGAACCAGACGCCAAAGAAGCCGTGCTGGATGAAGACCGACACCGGCACCTATGTATGCGACCGAGACGGCTGCTCGCGGTCTAGCGCTTACTTCAGCCAAGACTGACGCTCGCACTTAAACCGTGGCAGACTGTGCGTTCGCCAAGGCTAGGTTGTGCATGCGGCCGAAGGCGCCTTCCATAATCGCCGCCGCCTGACGCGGGTTTTCAGCGCCGGTGATCGTCGTCTTGTTATGGAAGGTCTGGGTCACCGACTTGCTGGTGCTGCCGCCGTTGTTAACTACCGAGGGCGACGCTTCTGGCGCCGGCTTCATGTAGTCCTTGGCGTCAAATCCCGGCATCTGCATCACCCGAGGCACGCCAGGAAGATGGATCTCGGGTGCGGCACCTGAGCCGTTTTCCGCGCCCTTCACCTCAATCTTCGGAGCCGTGATCTTCACGGTCGGATCGGTTGCGGTCCCAGCATTGGATGAGGGCGCGTCCTTCTGCGTGGGCGCGTCCTTCGGTGGTTGCGCATCCTTCGTCGGAGGCGCGGCTTTCGGCGAGGGTACGTCTTTCGGCGTTGCATAGGGGGCGTAAGGCCCGTTCGCTACGCCGGGAACGAACCCGTACCGGTTGCCGCCGACGTTCGGCCCCATGACGGAGGTGCGAGCCCACGTCTTGTTGGCGCCTTCACCCCGATAGTAGCTCTCGGCCCGGTAAGAGTTTGAGCCATTAGTGTTGTCAGGCACCCCACCCGACGCGATGGCCTGGATCCGCTGCCGGACGAACTCGCTCTCGCTCGGCCCTGCCTTCCGATAGCCTGCGTACTGTCCAGGGGCGCGCGCGACCTCTAGCAGGTTGCCGCTCGGCCCCCACCCCTTCGCACCGACTCGGTTCAGCATGTTGTTGATCACGGCATCGACACCGGCCGGGTTCTTGGTGCTGACCTCGCCAGCGATCGTGTTGATGACACGCTGGTCGAGATCGGCTTCACTCACCTTGTACTGCGGGCGGTAGCGACCCGGCCCTTCAGGCTCGCGAGCGTTGAGACGCCCGAACTCCTCAGCAGCGCGCTCGCCACGCCGGAAGATCCCGCCTCGACGCTTACCCTCCGGTGCATTTGGGTCCGGCTTGCCGCCGAGGATCGTCGGCGCGTACCGCTCGTACACCGAGCGGTTGTCCACTACCGGCCCCGGTACGCCAACTGCGCCGCCATGCGCTCTCTCAAAAGCCGCGGGGCCTGCCAAGATACCTGTGATGGCTTTGTCGTAGGCGCCGAGGATGGTCGATAGCTGCGTGACACCCGCGATCTTTTTGAGAACCCCGAAGATCGTCTCGAACGCGTTGGCGATGCTTTTGACGCGATCCGCGAACGCGTCCCAGCGCTTCATAAACGCGTCGCCTTCGCTACCGGCGAACCACGTCACCATGGCGCCCAGCTTCTCAGCGAGCCAGACGATGGCATCGGCGATGCCCCGCATGATGTGCTCGACCTTCTCTGGGTTAGCCGAGATCCAGTCCTGAAACCGCTTGACGATGGCTTCCAGCGCCGGGGCGAGGCTCACCATCAGTTTGTCGCCGAGCGCGGAGACCGTCGCCTGCAGGCGCGTCAGCGTGCGCTGGAACGCCATTGAGGCGTCGGTGGCTTCCTTGCTGTTGACTCCGAGCGATTTGGTCGTAGCGTCGTACTCGGCCCGGTACTCCTTCACCTTCGCCGCGTACTGCGTCAGAAGCTTGTAATCCTCCTCCGAGATGCCGAGCATGCCGGCTTCGCGGCTGCCGACTTGGTACTCGTGCTTGGATAGCGCATCGACCGTGTCGAGGAGCTGATCCGCCATATCCTTGGTTGTATCGACGCCAAGGCCTTGGACGTAGCTCTTCAATCCCTCGTTGGTGCGTAGGGCCTGAGCGAATTTCTCAACGGCGCTGACCGCCTGCTGAGACGAGCCGCCAACTTGCTTGAAGGCGTAGCCGAGCGAGTTGAGGCTCTGCACCGAAGCACCGGTTCGAGCCGACACGAAGCCGAGGTTGTCGAAGGCCTGCGTGACCCGGTTGACGGCGTAGCTGATGGCGGTCGCCGCGGCGGTGGCAGCCAGGGCCAGTCGGCTCAGGCCGGCCATGAACTCCTTGTTGCGCTCTTGCCGCTTCTGGGCCGTCTCCTTCTCGGCCTTTTCCTTTTCCTGCGCGGTCGCGAGCGCAGCACGAGCTTCCTTAAGGTTCGCCTCGCGCGTCAGCTTCGCGATCTCGTCGGCGGTCTTAGCGCCCTTCCAGCGGGCGTCCTCGATCCGCTTCTCAGCCTCGCGAACCGCCCTCTCGTAATCGGCGACTGACTTCTTGGCGGTGTTGAGCGACCCCTGGTTTACGTCGAACCCGAGGGCGACGAGGAACGAGGCGATGGTGTTATCCATTCGGCGTGCCTATGCCTCGGGACGCCATGGCCGGCGAGATCGATCCGGCCGACGTAGCGACCGCGACGAAGTTGGTGAAGAACGGCTCGCCGCGAGTGTCGCCGAGATGCCCGACGTAGAAGACCTTGTAGGTGCCGTCCGCCGAGATGCCGAAGCGCTGGAGCTGCGCGTTGTTGGGGGCACCGGTGATGCTCGGGTCGAACTCAGCTTGCTGGATCGACTTCTGGTCAATCGCCACCGTGCAGCCCGGCACGATCTGGCCGTTCAGCAGGGCGACACCCTCAATGCCCTGGATCGTCTGGACAGGGAGCCCAACGAGGCCGGTCTTGCTGTTCAGGACGATGGCGCCACCCGGGAGCGGCTTGTCGTTGGCGAGCACCTGAAGCTTGCCGTTCTGGATCGACCACGAGGTTTTGGTAGCCAGCGCGGTCTGCCGGAGCATGTCTTTCACGTTGCCGAAAAGGGCCGCACCGCGCGGGAATTTGACCTTTGACAGGGCCGCCTTGTCGATGAAGCCGAGACCGAGGCCTAAGGCCTTCATCGGCTCGAAGCACGCCATCACGCGGTCGTAGTGGGTGTGCCCAGCCGAGAGCGTCTTGTTCACCACGGCGTAGTTGCGAGGCTCGCTGCCGTCCGTCGCTAGGATCGCCAGTACCTTGTCGGTGACATCGACCCGCAGCGTGCGGGCCTGACGGATCTGGCCCTTGAACAGCACGTAGATCGGGCCGCCCTCATACCCTGCGCTCAGCGTCACTGTCTTGCCGACGTAGAACGCGGGCTGTGACGTGCTGTCGGTCAGATTGTAGATGCCGACACGCAGGACGTTGGGGGTGCTCGCGTCCTTCTGGGTGGTCTCGAATGTGATCCGGAAGCCCTGGCCGCCGTTCTCATCGCCCCGGTAGGTGAAGGTCTTCCCGCCCTCGATCTCGACCGAGACGGTGCGCAGGTACTGCTCCCCCATGGGTCAGGCGGTCAGGTAATAGAGGTGGGACGTGACGCCGAGTCCGTCGAAGGTCGGGACCTCGCCCGCGCCGCGATCGGTTGTGCAGACCAGCGAACCAGCGAAACCGAGATAGGCGTACTGCGCCAAGAGGTTAACGCCAGTCAGGAGTGGGATGCCTGCCACGAGCAGGTTGCCATCAGCATCGCCGATGTCGAGGATCCAGCAGCCGTCCTGCGCGCCATCATAGGTCAGGCGCATGTTGTAGACCGCCCCGTCCAGCGTGACGCGGAAGCGCTGAGCCTGCGACGGCTTGACGGGGATCTCGACGATGGTCGCCACATCAGAAGCCTGGGTTGCCGGCGCCGAAGACGTTGATCGGCGGCCCGGCGGGCGCCTCGCCTTGCTGCAGGACTTCGCCGGTCTCCCCGTCTTGCACGGTGAGTTCCCCGACATCGCCGGTCACGGTTGGCTGGCTCAAGCCGTCCAAGGCCTCGCCAACAGCGCCGCCGAGCCCCAGGTCGCCGTTGCCGGGGCTGATTGTGTCGAAGTTTCCCGCTCCCGTGCTGTAGTCGCCGGGGTTGTAGGAGCCTAGGAACGCCTGCGAGCCGACGCCCTGCGCCTCGACAGAGCCGCCGTTGCTGACATCGCCGGTAGATGCCGGGTCGGCCTGCTTGTCGTTCGTGCCCGGCGCTGCTGTATCCGGTCCTTTCGCCGCCCCGCCCGTGGTCTGGGTCGAGACGATGATGATCTCCTGAAGGGCGACGGACGCCATCAGGACGTTTTCAGAGTGCGGGTCCGTGACGACCGAGATGCCACGGATCAGCATGTTCCGGTAGCGGCGCTTGCCGGTGTAGACGTTGAACGGCTGCCGAGCGAGTTGCAGCGCCAAGAGCGCGCGGTACTGCTCCTGCACGTAGCCGACGTAGCCAGCCGACGAGTTGGAGAAGCCGCAACGGATCTCGATCTCGGCCGGGCGCTTGTAGGCGTGGTCCGTAATCACGCCGCCGCCCTCAACTGGGTGCTGCGTGATGATGACCTCGTCCCGATGGCTCTCCTCGACCGTCACGTCGGCGAAGATCATGCCGATGGCGCGAGCGCTGGGCTGGATCAACGCGTAGGAGAGTTCACCGAGGAGGGACATGCACCGCCCTCCCCGGCCGGTTGCGTCAGGTCGTTCGTGGCTTCAGCAGCTCGCGGATCGGGTCGGTCGCATCACCAATCGGCTGCAAAGGCTTGGCGAGAGACAACGCCTCGATCGCCACGGCCTTCGGATCCTGCGCGCCGGCCGCGATCTGGCTCAGCGCTGCGCCGTATTCTTCAAGGACCTGGGCTGCTTCGCCGTAAGCTGTCTCTTGCGCGGGGATCCCTTGCAGATCCCTCTCAAGGTCCGCCGCATCCTCGCGCAGTTCCTCGACCAACTCGTCGGCAGATCGGCGGTCAGGATGGCGAGGCGCGGGCGGCATCTGCGTTGGGTATCACTCCTGCCGATATCGGAATAGCGATATCGAAGCCGTTCCAGTTCCGTTCCGCTAGACGCTCGGCAGGCTCGCATCCATCTTTGGACGATGCGCCCCGCTATCGCCCTCGCCGTCGTCCTCGTTTCGCTGCCCGCGCTCAGTGATGAGCTGGGCATCCCAGCGAGTGACGTTGACCGTGCCTGCGGGAAAACTGACTACGCCCGCGCCGCCTGCACACAACAGGAGCAGGGCAGCTACGAGATGATCAAACTTCTATGGCCGGATGCGAGCCCGGCTGTTCGGGCCAAGAGCGTGCGATCGGCCCAACCGATGCTGAACAGCGCCGGCTACTACAACGCCCTGGAAACCTACCTCAGTTCCTACATGCGGGATGAGCGGAGGGCGCAGGACGCAGCCAATCCGCCGCGCTTCCAGAGGTGAACTAGTTCTGCTCTCTCAGCCGCCACCGGTTCTCGGCGTTGACCCGCATCATGTCGTTGATCTCGGCGATGTCCTCGACGAGGATGCTGCCGTTCTTCAGGTCGGTGTAAGTGTAGTAGCCGAGTTCGATCGGGTGGAGATACCACTCCTCCTGATCGGGCATCGCGACTAGTTCGGCAGTTGGAAGCTGCCCCCGCCGCTGAAAAGTAAGGGGGCTTCGAGAAAAAGCGGATAGTAGTTGTCGTATAGGACCTCGGAACTGATGCGCAGCATCAGGAGGCCATTGTCGCGAATGTCCTCAAACATGAACGTCAGGCCGTTGCTCGCCTTGATCGGCGCCCAGCGCTGGCCGTCCTGCTTCATCTCAACGACGCCGAGCGTCTTGTCGAGGATGTAATTCAGCTTCTCGTCTTCTAGGCCGCTGAGCCCTTCGATCACACCGGACGCGACCTCAGGGGACATACCGCCGCGTAGCCCTTTGAACAGCGGGGCGATGATCGGCGAGGCCCGGCGCAGCACATGGATCTGCGTCAGGCCCATCATCTTGCTAGAGCGGTAGGTGACGCCCTTGATCTCGAACTCAGCCACGGGTCAGCCTCACAGCGCCAACTGACCGTCGCCGAGCTTGCTGTCGATGGCGCCGAAGTTCATCGGCCACTCCATCGTGCCGCCGTCCTTGGCGTTGACGTTGTCGGGCAGCTTCACGAAGGCGCCGCCGACGCACTGGTGATCCTCGCCCCACTGCGGGTTGGACAGGATCAGCACGTTCTGGCCGGTGTAGGCACTGGCCGTCTGCTGATAGTTGTAGAGATCCATCATCGCCCGGTTGAGCGGGCTGTTTTTGAGCAGCCGGATCGTGACGCGACCGGACTTGGCGGCGTGCAGCGAGTGCATCCAGCTTCCGTCCGCGCCCGTGACCATGGAAGTCTTGTCGTCGGTCATGGCGATGGTGATGCCCTCGTCGGCAACACCACCTTCGGAGATCGTGAACGAGCCGCCGGGTCCGGTGATGGAGCACACCACGTCGGCGAAGCTGTAGGCGATGGGCGCGGCCATATCTGGTCCTCAGGCTTAGCGGTCCAGAAGGACGCTGATGGAGATGACGTGGACGGCGCCGGCCAGCTTGCAGCAGACCTGGAACGGCACGGACTTGCGGGCAGCGCGGTCAGCCTGCGACTGGGTCGAGACCGGCGGGGCGAAGATGTAGAAGCCGCTGGTCAAGACATCGAAGGTCCGCAGCGTGCCGACGTTCGGGCCGAGCCAGACGCCGGGGGCAACGAAACCGTTCTGAACTGCGACCGTGCAGGCGTTGGCGATCACGGTCTTGATCAGGTTCATGCCCGCGTCGGTCTGGGGCACCTTGGTCGGCGTGGTGTAGAGGAGGTTGTAGCAATCGTTCTGGATGCGGTTTTGCAGCCAATCCGCGCCGATCCGCTCGTCGATGTAATCGCCGTTCGCCATGACGGCGGGGAAGATGATGTTGGTGCCATTTTGGACGGCCACGAACACGTTGGTGTTCTTCGCCTTTACGGTGCTGAACTGGCTCTCGGCCAAGACCTCGGCGGCGACGCCGGGCTCCTGCTTATAGGCGCCCGTAATCGTGGTGTTGCTGCCGCTGTAATCGACGGTAGCGAAGCGGCCGAATAGGCTGGCGACCGCGTAGGGATCGTTGCGCGAGAACTGCGAGTAGGTGCGGCTGTAATTCCCAGTCTTGAACGCTGAGGCGAGATCCGCGCTGGTCGTGCCATCGATCACGTTGGCATTGGTGAGCGTCACGCCGTAGATGCGGCTCTGCGACGTGCTCAGGCCCTCAATGAGGGCGGCAACCGCGAGGTGATCGGCATCGGCCGGCGGCGTCGCGGTGGCGACCTGAAGCGAGTACCAAGCGCCAGAGGCGTCGGCGAGCGTCGCCACGGCCGAAACGAGGCTTTCCGCCGCGATGCCTGGCACGGGCGCTGAAGCGTCGGTGCTGGTTAGGTGCAGCAGCGGGCCGAGGTCCGTGCCTGTCGGTGCCGTGGTGGCGTAGCCGACCGAAGAGGCGACACCGGTGGTGCCGGATGCGATGTCGAAGCGGTTGTAGACGCTGTCCCACTTCACCACAGCGCTCGGCACGACGGCGCTCAAAGCGGTCTGGATGATCTGCGCGACGCCGTTCAGGTTAAGCGCGCCTGAAAGGTTGATGCCGGTGATGTTGCGCGGCGTGCCGTCGATGCTGATGCTGAGCGCACCAGTGGTGACCGAGGTGAAGTTCGTCAGCAGGCGCTGCGTCGGGGACAGAGAGGCGCCACGGATGTGCCCCTTGGTGGCCGTCTGAGCCCAGCGGCCGACGTAGAGCAGCGAGGGCTGCGGCGACTGGCCGTAGTAGTCCTTCGCGGCGAGGTATTCCGGCGCGGTGGTGCCGAAATCCTGCGTGATGCCGTCCAGCGACGTGTAGAGCCGAAGCCGCTCGGCAGTGTCGATCACGCCGGGGGTCGAGCCGAGGATCAGGCCGACACCAAAATTTCTGTACGCCGAGGCTCGGGGAGAAATCGTTACAGAGACTGCGACGAAGTCAGCGACGTTGAGGCCAGTAGCCATTGCATGCCGCCGAAGTCCGGCGTCCCTGGTGAGTGCTTCGGAGGGTTGGGGCGCAGATGCGCGGCGCTAGGCCGGCGGAAGCGGCGACAGGAACGGCGTGTTCTGCAGCCGGGAGGCGTCGGCCCGAATGGTGCCGTCCGCCTGGATGACATTGCGGATCTCGAACCGGCGCTCAATCGTCTGGGTCAGCCGGAAGGGCAGATCCGAGCGACGGCGCGCCTGCGTGGCGATGATCTCCGGCACGCGCCGGATGGTGTCGAAGCCGATGAGGTTGAGTCCGTAGGACCGCATCGCCTCGCGGTTCTGGCCGACATAGAAAGCGTCACGGGTCAGCTTGGCGTAGGCGTCGCCCTTGGGGCCGTAGAAGCTCGCCAGCACGTCCAATCGGTAGAACGTGCGCAGGATGGTGTAGCCGTCGCCCTCGCCGTGGTGGGTCTGCACAGGCGTATCGTCGGGCATCGTGGCGGTGACGCCGACTGCAACCCAGGTCTCGCCGACATCGGGGACCCGCGGCTGCGTCTCCTGCCAGCGCGGAAGGACCATGTTGCCCGGCAGTCCGGTCACGCCCGCGACGAGCGTGCCGATGATGGTGTCGAGGGCGAGGTCGTCGGCTGGCGGTGCGGTCGTGGGACCGAGGTAGCCCCCGGTCGCGCTGGTGTTACCCGAGGAAGCCGCCACTGGATTGCTGCCCCGTCTGGGATGGGTTCAGGGTGGCAAGCTTGCACACGGCCTGCGTGAACTGTTCGCCGAAGGGCCAGAGCGAGGCGTTCGTGATCTTGTAGGGCAGCCCGGCGAAGATGACGCCGTCCGCCGCGATCTCACGCCTGCCAATGTCGATCGGGTAGCGGGTGACGATCATCAGATCGCCTTCAACCATGTCGCCCTCGCCGGTCTGCACGAGGCCCAGGCCGTTGCCAGGCCAGATGACGCCGGTAAACGGCTGGCCGCTCTGCAGGGCGCTGGCGATGCCGACGCTGTTCACCTCAACGATGGCTTGGATCAGGACGGCCTCGGACCAGAAGTCGGGGTCGTCAATGACATCGGAGACGTTGAGTAGGGCCATGGCTCAATCCACAGCGAGGCGCACTCGCAGCCCGATCTTCTCCATCATGATGCTTATCTGCTGAAGCGAGAAGCTATCTTCACCAGCTAGGACCACGCTCACAAAGCGGGCGGGATACCCAATCGCTTCGGCATACTGCCCGAGCGACCAGCCCCGGTCCTCCATGATGCGGTAGCTCAACTCAACGAAATCTAGTCGAAGATCGTTCTCTTTAACGGAATAGTCAGCGTACTGAGTTAGGCGCCTAAACCGTGAATGCGCAGCAGGATCGACCATTACTTCACCACGTAAGTGATCGAATTTCTCAATTGACCTGTGTCAATTAATGGCTTTTGACCCGTCCGTCCCCTCGCCTGCCGAGCCTTGATCGTGCGCTCGGATAGCGGGGCGAAGGTGCCGTCCGTGATCTGGGCTCGCACAGCGTTCTGGCCGATGAGCCCGACCGCTTCGAGACCCTTCTGGATAGCGCCAAGATCGCCTTGGATCGCAGCCGCGCCCATCTTCTGAAGCCGGGGCGTGATCTGCGGCATGGCCGCCTCAACGCCAGGGTGGAGGAAGGGGCGAGCCGGCAGATTGGTCTCGGGATCACCTGTCTCCAAGCGGTAGCCGATCACGGCATTGCTTGGGGGCTGGGCTTCTTCTGCTCCGTCAGGCTGCCGGGCCTGGGCATCGGCCGGGATCCCGACATAGGCCTTGAGCTTGGTCAGGGCGTTGGCCGCGGCGAAGATCTGTGCCGAGCGGTCAACGGTCTTGGTGACGGGCATCAGCGACCGTAGGGGTAGTTCGCCATGGCAGCGAGGCTCGCAGCTCGAACGCTCGGCCGGTAGAACCCGCCGGCGGCCAAGCCACGCAGCAGAGCCCAGAGGCGCTGCCCGTAGGCTGTGCCGTTCCAGACGCCGGCACCGGTCGATGTGACCGCCGAGGTGTCCATCGACTTCGACACCGGCCCGACCGACTTGGACGAGACCGGAGCGAAGGAACCTGCGCCGCCCATGCCCGACGCTGACAGGATGCCGAGCGTCAGGTTGTGGGCGATGTAGAGCATGGTCGCCAAATCGACCTGACCCGGCGGGATGCTCCTAGGAAGCGTCACGCCCGCCTGATCCAGCCAGAACGTGACGGCCGGATCGGGGTACTTCGTGGTGTCCTGAAACTCAGGAAACACGGCACGGAAGCTGGCGAGCGTGACGGCCATGGTGGATTAGCCGACCGCCTTGGTGCGGCGGCTGGTGCCGGTCGGCTCGGGCTCGCCCGGCTGGCTGGCGTGGCGCGGCTCACCCGGGTCGTCGCCGGGCGGGGTGCCGTTCTCCGGGGTCATCTGCTCGCCGGTGAGGCCGCCAGCGGGCGCCTCAGCCTCGGAGCCGGCCTTGGCCGCCTTCTTGGCGCCCGGCTTTTTCAGCGCAGCCTCAAGGGCCGGCTCGTGGCCGAACACCTCTTCCGGTGCCTCGTAGTCGCCGCCGACCTCTTCCAAGATGCCGTTGGCGATAAACGCGTGGTTGGGGTTGCCCGCCTTCCAGGCGTTGTAGGTCTCGGCGTCCGCCTCGGACACCGCGCCGTTGCCGGCGAGCGAGACGGAACGCAGCGGAGGCGCGTCGCCCGGCTTCTCGGGGTTCGGCATCGGCTCGGTGAGCGTCAGGGCCGTGTGAGAACGGCTGAGGACGCGGACGGTCTGCGGCTTCTTAGCCATGGTCACCCTCCCTGCTTATCGGCGGTCTTGATCTTGCCGGCGAACTCGGCCGGCGGATTGGCGGGGTTGTACGGCTCAAAGCCGCTCGGCCCGGCCTGTCCGGCCTTGGCCTGCCCCTTGGCGGTGTCCTCGCGCTCGTGCGCGAACACCTGGCCCTTCACCAACGGCTCCCAGTCCTTCATCTGGACGCGCCACTTGTCCCAGAGGTCCTTATCGACCCCGAAGGTCAGCGCGTAACCGCCAGCAGTCGGGATCACGTCGCCGGCTTCAGCGCGACGGGTGTCTCGATTGCGGGCGGGGCCGTCGATGACGACGGCCGGCCCCACGAACCGGCTGATCTCCTCCTTGCGGGTCGGATCCTCGCGGGTCGGGGAAGGAGTCGCCACCTTCTCCTGAAGCTGCATCTGGAAGCCGTGCGGCAGCGCGCACGCGACGGTCACAGTGCCGGGCATCTTAGACCCCCAGCATCTGCGACATGGCGATCGGCGCCTTGACCACGACGCCGAAGGTGCCCGAGGTCTTCTTCTGCGCGTAGGACGAGAGCATGCGGACGATCTGGTGATCGCGCAGCTTCTCGTTGAAGGCGCAGGTCGCGACCTGGGTGCCGTTGAAGCGATCCGCCCAGAGCTGCACGACGTTGCCGGAGGCCGTGGCGTGCCGCGGGTCGGTGACGACGGTCAGGTTCGGGAAGTTCTTCTGCAGCAGGTCGATGACGCTGATGCCGAACTGGTTGGTCTGCATCAGGGCCACGTCGCTCTGCGGCGGCATGACCAGCTTCATGGCGTCGGTCTTCTGGATGACGCCGGACGTGCGGCCGACGAGGTCGAGCACCAGCGCCTGAAGATCGCTGTAGATCTCGTTGGCGGTAGCGACGACGACGCCGTTGTTCACCCACTTCGTGCCGCCCGCAGCCTTGGTGGCCGGGGTAAGGGCAGCCGGGAGGTTCGGCTCGTTCAGCATGCCGTAGCAGGCCATGCCGGCGACGCCGTAGTGGTAGGTGTAGTCAGCGAACTTCGCGAGCGTCGCCGCCGCGGAGGTCTGCACCTCGCCGACCCAGTTCAGGCGCGCGAGGCCGGCACGATCGACCTGAAGGTCTCCGTACTGCACCACGGTCTGGACCAGGTAGGACGAACGGTTCACCCAATCGACGTTGGCGTCGGAGCGGCCGTTGTTGTTCCAGTCGCCGTAGGGCGCGACCTCACCGGTGTTCTCCACGACCATGAAGGTCGCGGTCTCGGTGGTCCAGTCGCCGGTCTTGGTCTCGCCCAAGATCTCCGCGCCCTTGTTCGGGGTCTGGACGATCCGGACGGCCTCGGGATCCACGTAGGCGGCGAGCCAGCCGGGGATGCCCGAGTTCGCGGTCGTCACCAGCGTGGGCTGGGCGTCGAGCGCGAGATTGAAGTTCCGCCGGTACTCCGCCGGCATGAACTCGGCGTCCTGCGCGAGGTGAATGCCCCAGTCATTCTCTAGAGTGGGGCGAATGGTTGCGAGCTTCATTATTCGCCCTCCTTTAGCCGATGGGAAGATGAGAGATCTTGACGAGTTCGCCGGCCGCGCCGGAACCGCCATCGGTCCAGCCGACGCAGTACCACTTGGTCTCGACGGAGCCGGCCACGGTGGCGCCAGCAGCCGCGAACGACACCGAGCCGTTCGTGGTGTTGGCGAAAGCCTTCATGCCGAGGGAGGCGACGCCGGCCCCGGCATTCTTGGCGTAGTAGCAGCCGCCGGCCATGAGCGAGCCGACGCGCTGGCCGCCGAGGATGGTCATGCCAAACTCGCCGGGGAAGGTGTTGATCGTGGCCTGCATCTCACGATGCACGAAGCCGGACGGAGCGCCCGTGCCGGTCGAGGCCACGGTGTTCTGCGCGCCGTTCACCCAGGCGAAGCAGCCGATGGTAACGCCAGCCGGCGCGGCGACGAGCACACCGCCCGAGGTGACGAAGCTGAAGGACGGATCCGCGCTCGCGAAGTCACCGGGAATGCCCGGTGCCTGAACGACGTTGACGGAGGTCTGAAAGGTCGTGGGCATGGTTCAGGCCTCCCTTAAGCGCTGAGGCGGTTCATGTGCGGGAACAGCTTCGTGGCCTCGGCCACGGAAGCCGCATCCTGCGCGACGGGGCGGGCGGAGCGCGCGGGCGCGTCGCCGGGTTTGGGCGAGCGCTCGATCAGCACTGGCAGAGCCGAGGCATGAACGCCGTTGTGCTTGATGCCGAGGACGTCGCAGGCGGCCCGGTGATAGGCCTCCTCACTGTCCATGGCCGGCAGATCGCCGACCCACGGGCGCACGAAGCGCTCGGCGGCGCGCAGGCGAGCCTGGTGCTCATTGGCGGTCGCGAGGGCGGCCTCGGTGGCGCGCCTGACCTCGGCGTCCATGGCGGTCTTGGAGACCATGCCCTTGGTGGCTTCGCGAATGCGGGCCTGCACCATCGCGGCGTCCATGGCCTTGTCCTTCTTGTCGTCGTCCTTCTCGTCCTGGGCCTGTTCACCACCGCCCATGGCTTGGCATCCAGCGATGACCTTTTCACGGTCCTCGGGGCTGAGTTTCCGGCACATCTCAATGCAGGCTTCAGCCGCATCAGCGTCGTCGTTGACCTCCCCACCTTCTGCGCCTTCAACCGCGGCCTTCACGTCGGCTTCAGCTTCCGGC